TTTCAATTTGTATATCAAGTTTGCTGCTAATGTCATTCCATCTACTTGAATCAATAACATCGTCGCAATACTTTCCAGTTGTAGGAAAAACACCGTTGAAACTATATCTCAAATATCCATGAGGATTAGCTTTGTTTTTGTAATTAAATAAATTTGCATCAGCACAAACAGTATATTTTCGTCTTGCTTTTTGTGTGTCTATTACTTGTTTGCGCAATTTCAAATGCGGAGGAGCAGTGTTTTCGTAAACCCATCCTTGTATAACACCTACATCAGATTCTAGCAAACTATGACCAGGATGCAGAATACCAGTATCGCCGGTTGCATTTACACCATTGATGTATTTTGCCAATAAGTCTGTTTTTTGTCTATTACTATTTCTAGATGGAACACTACCTAAATAACTAACTACTTTCATTCAGTATACTCCATGCTAAACCGTTTGCCATTTCGGCAGCAGTAAACTGACAATATGACAAATGTTTAACAAAAGCAACTAGTTCTTGTTTTGTAGGAATATTTAAGTTATTATGAATATCTTTAATACTTGTATTACATAGAACTGTTGCAGCATTAGGTGCAAGTGCTATAGCAGGAACACTGTATAATAACGCTTCTGTTGCAGCAATACTATTGTATGTCACTAGACATATAGCATCATCAAGAGCTTGCCAAATTGTGTCATTGTTAACTCTATCTTCTCTGCTAGGTTTTAATCTAATTTTGATAGGTGCATTTGTTACTGATTTGATTTCAGTTAAAGTTTTCTGCATCCATTCATCAAGATTTTTTCCATAAAATTTCATTACCTTTTCACTAGGAGGACAAATTAGTACATAGCTGCCATTAGTAGGCTTTCTATATTCCCATCCAAGATTTCGCATTCTGTCGGATGTTCTGTCTTTAATAGGACCTAAATTTTGTAGTGCATTTTTTGTAATTCTATGATATTCTTTTCTTTTACCCGGTTGTATGTACCCAGTATCAATTGCATAAAAAGTTCTCTTAATATCCATGCATTGTTTCAATGCTTTTTGACTGGTGCCACCTAAACCTCTAATAATAAGATCGTTGTCTGTATTTTCTTCTGTTTTCCAGTCACTGATTTGTCCACCGGCACCTAAAATTAAGTCACGACAATAAGGATCATATATATCGCCTTTTTTTGCATAATTGAAATCACCAGGATCTGGTATAATACTTGCTACCTTTACACCCATATTTTCAACTGCCTTTCTATCATTTAATGTGTACCACTTTCCGTCAGGGTCGATCTTTTCATACAACGATTTATTTAACCATGCTTTGATTGGTTGAGCAAATGTTGTACTATCAATATACCTAACTTTCTCTTTCTCTAGTCTGACCTTTTTTTTTGATCTTCGAGTTCCTTAGAGAGATACAAGCGTTCTGCCTTGTAATACTCGTTTGCATATTCACAGTCTTGGTAATCTTCGAACCAAGGACCGCCTTCTGTGTAATGCAGTGCTTTTGGAGATCCATCATCTGGCTCGTTATACCAACCCACTAGCCAGTTCCATTCGTGACTGATTTTACCGATTTTATTGTCGTCTAACCATGTAAATCTATGGAACCATGCACCAGTAAGAGTTTCATTATTAATAGTTTCCACTGATAGCTTTTGGTTATCTGGATGCCCGCAATTGAACAGCACAGCACTTGACCAATTTTTTCTTGGATAAATATGCTGATCTTTACCGTCCATCTTTGTACCAGCTTTTGGAGTATAATCATGTTGAGCACACATTACTGCATATTGATCATTTACCTGATCAAATAAATTTTTAATATCATCTAAAAATATAAAATCACAATCAATAAACAATGCCCAGCCTTTGAAGCCTTTTAATCTTGGAACAAGAAATCTAGTAAAAGTAAATTCGGTACTTGCTAGTTCATCAACTTCTCTTGTGTATATTCCTTCTCGACGCAGAACATGCTGTTTTAGCGGCACAACCTCTACTGGAACACTTGCATGTTTTAGAATACTTGTTTTACATGCTTGAAATGCAATATCTTCTCTACTATCCCAACCTACATAAACTTTTAATGGTTCAATCTCTTCGTTCAATGTCATTCTCCGTTAATTCTTTGCCCATCCACACTTCTATCACTTTTGCACTTTTGTTATCCAAGTTTACTGCCTTATGCCAGTAACCAAGAGGAATATCAATACTGTCTCCAGGTACAAGTAAGTGACTAGTTTTGTGACCAGACTTATCTTCTAAAAACATATTAATTACACCATCAACAACATGCCAGTGTTCACTGCGTTTGAAATGTCTCTGATCGCTTAATGATTTACCTTCAGAAAATGTAAGTTCTTTAACTTGCCATTCTCCGTTGCTATCTAATATTTTGTATTCGCCCCATGTTCGTTCAGTAATTGGTTTTTCCCAATTTTTTAAAATCCAACTACTGCTATTTTTTTTATCTTCGCCACCAATACCAAAAACAAATTCTACATCAGGATGATCGCCAAATGTTACTTGTTCAGGTATTTTGCCATCAACTCTATCGCCGCCATTAGCGACAATTAATTTGCCGACATGTGTTGCAAGTACTAATCCTATAGCTTTTGTTGTGCCACCTGTTTCGTCATCTTCAACTAGTATAACATCGTCGACTACAGATAGTTCTTTGATAATAGCTGAACGTTCTCCAAACGGCATAAATGCACGGCCTTTTTTATTTGCAAGCCATGTATCGCTGTTTAATCCTACTACTAATTTATCACCTAGCTGTTTTGCTGCTTTGAAATATTCAATGTGTCCGGAGTGAAGCGGGTCAAACCCGCCTGTAACTAATACTGTTTTCATGTAGATATTTACTACTTCCAGCCGAATATATAATCTTTTCTGACATTGCCTAATGACACTGCGCCAAGTTCTCGCAAATAGTCTGCTGCTTGATATTTTGATTCAGGGTGTTGTTCAACAATAATAATAGGATTGTATTTTAGTATTGTATCTTTGCCGCCTTTGACAACTTCTAATTCGTGCCCTTCGCAATCAATTTTTAACAAACCGAATTTTGGCAAATTTAAACTATCTAAAGTTTTAATATCTATAGTGCCTTGGCCTACTTCTTTTACAAAACTTCCACCTGTATTTTCACTATCATAAGTCATAGTAACTTTATCGTTAGTTGATCCTAGTGCATGTTTGTTCAACTCAACAGGCAAGTTTTCACAGTTTAATTCTAAACAACTGTATACTTGTTCTAATGGTTCGAATGCAATTACACGATTAAACTTTTCTACTAAATGTTTAGCCCATAATCCTACATTTGCACCTACATCAATTGCAATATCAAAGTCTTTCACATGTTTATATGCTTCTGCTCTTGTATCATCTTGATATTGTGGTGGGCCGCCTTTTTTAACTCTTTTTGCAATTAGTCTTTCAAAATGACTATCTGTATCTGGCATCCAATATTCAAAAACTTTTTTCATACTTTTTCCAATATTACAATATACTTTACAACATGCCTAGGCGGACCTTTTTTGACCGGAGCTGTTCTTTCTTCAATATGTTCATATATAATTTTCCATTCATCTAATCGTTGAATTTTTTTCTTCCACCATTTAGGACTTTCAATAATTAAATGTGCATTGCGTCCATCACTTAGTGCTTTCTTTGCAGGGTGACATGCAATCAAATGATATTGATATCTAGTAGTTCTGTTACACAAGTCTTGTATTGTTTTGTCTATCAAGTCAGGTTCAATGTGTTCTAATACATCACTGCTGTAAGTTAATTCAACGTTTTTAGGTAATGGAAGAGGAAATGTTGCAGGATCAAATTTATAAATTTGTATATCAGGATATACAGTTTTCAAAGTATCACTTGTATAACCTTTGCCTGCACCATAATCTAAAAAACTCTTGATATTTTTTTCTTCAATTAATTTTTTAACAACAGCTGGAACATTTTTATTTAATCCAAACGTTTTTTTGCTATGTAATAATTTTAGTTCTTCTAGGTAATCTTTACTATGTGCCATTATAAACTTGCATCTTCCATTCCTGCTACTCTCAGCTTTACAATATTAGTTATCTGCCATTGTTTTTGATCTAGTGCCTTTAAGACTCCTAACCACTTATTTCGCAGCAATGCAAATTCATTTATGATCTTTTCGTAGTCACAAACATCACTTTCGCCGTCAACATATTTTTCTACATCACGACTTGATAATGCTCGTTGATAATTTTCTAAATATTTTTTAAAATAAGAGCTGCGCAATTTGCGCAACTCTATATTCATGTATTCAAGGATTGCTTCAATTTCTTGCAGTTGATTAAACCGATGCTCTACAATACCAGGCATATGCGATGCAGCTTTTTCTACATTACCTACAAGTTTGCATTCTTGTCTTGCAGCGTGTAGTTCTGTTTCAAAATGTTGTATAGCTGCTGGTATTTGACTTATATCCCGGCTAACACGACTGTACCAAGCCATTAAAAATCCTCTTCGTCATCGTAGTAGTCAATATCACTGTCATCTTCAAGGTAATACTGTATTGCAGAATCTAAGTCTTTATCTGTTCCGAAACACTCCTTTAATGTGATATCATCTACTCCATAGTCTGCTAATAGGTCAACAAACTTTTCAGATATTACATCCATTTGTTTTTTGTCAAGATAGTTTTTAAAAAGATTCCAGATGTCTATAATCTGTTCGTCATTCATTCTCGGCTAACTCCTCGTTATGATCAATTACAGCTTCTTCGGCTGTATTAGCGATATTTACCATTTGTTCTTCTTTTGCCGGTAAATCGGCCATGACCATCTCGAGTAGTTCACCTGTCCATTTCTTACGATATTCAAGTGTTTCTTCGCCATTACTATCAATATACTTGTAACGATTGCCTTGTTTTTCAAGCAAGCCTTTGCCTTCTAATAAATCAAACATACCGGAATAAGGATTCATACCTGTTTCATATGGAATCTCAACTTGTACACCTTCAAAGGGTTTTGCATAACGTGTCTTCATTACCTTACACGCTGCTCTAATACCGTGTACTTGAGATGTTTTGTTACCATCAGCATCTACTTTAAGTTTTAGTTTCTTCATAGCAACAACCATTGAAGAAGCATACACAAAGCCGCTACCGCCACTAATCTTGTCATCTGGATCAAACATATCCTGTGATGCATATGTGTGGTTAGTAACGCACATACCTACATTGTAACTACCAAACATATTAACACAGTTAGTTACTAGTGCTTTTAGTGCCTTTGCTTTGCGACCAAAGTCACCTTTCATATCACCTGCTT